GTACGGACGGGAGGGACATCACGTGTAAGTTCATCCGCAAAATCCGTAACGGACATGTCAGAAAATATTTTAACGTGCGGTCGAAGACATTTTCGTACACGACTTTTGATTTCACGGAAAATGGAACAGAACATTGCATTAATGGGTTTTTCATGGTACACAATCGTTTGCAGGGCCAAATACGAAGATGCCGCATCTACGGTAAGATTTGGTTTAGGTTTACGTTTAATCGAGAATTCATAAGAATTGACTGCAGACTGATGTAATGAGAAATCCGGAACAATTTTTGGTAAAACGCTGACATCCTGGTTACACAACCAGCTGGTGATACTACCCGCTGAAACAGCGATAGGTTCACGATTGAATTTTGATAATTTGTCCTGATCAAAACATTGATCGATGACATTTTTCAGCATTTGACTACTAACAGACTCGAAATCGACGACACCATTCATAAACGGGACATTACGGTTTCGCTTCTGTAAAGCAAGAAGTATTTCTCTCGTGTTGTACGAGCGATCACGAGGCATAGGTGTTTTTAAAACGGGATTTAGGGTGTCAAACGTTTTAACAGTAAAAGGACGACCAATCGGAGAGAAAGAAATATCGCCAAGTTCCATATGAATGTCAAAATTGGTGACCATCCATTCATCAACAGATTGATCGACGAATGCGGCATCTACAAAACAATTATTGATAAATGTCTGAGCCATCGCAATATCGAACTGTGCGGAACCTGCAGAACGAGCGAAATAAACAGAAGGCAAATCAACATCAATGGATTCAATGATAGAGTTTTCCAACGAGGAGTTACCATTACGATTGAGAAGTTCGAAGACTTCGGACGGGATGTCGAAGACGTGTTTGCGCGAACACAAACGGACGTGAACACCGGGGAGAGATTTGTAGAACAAGGCACTGAGTGCGGTCCTCTCGATACTATTTTCAATCTCCCCAGCGAGGAACAGATTTTTCACGTCTATGTCAACGAGCATTGAGCGTAATGCGACTAAACTTTCTTTAATTTCACGAAATTGGAAATTTTGTTTCGGATGGTCTGACGCGACAAGGAAGAAATCGTAACGCCCTTGACGAAAGATTGAATACACTCGATCGTGCATTAATTTCGGTTTGCCGGAACGATGGTCACATTCGGAGGTCCAACCAACTCGAGGAACAAAAAATACACGATTTGACGCAACACGGAATATATCCTCATCGATGACCTTCAGTGATTGGAAGTCTTGTGGCTGCGCCGGGCGAAGAAATTCAAATGCAGTGACAGCACCTGCAGCGATGTGAGTCGCTTGTTTCAATGCTTCGTCGGAAACAGCAGACAGGATCGTGGTGCCGTTGACGGCGATGAGTTTGCTCAACGCATCCGTAGTGACGCGGGTGTAGTACTCGAGACAATCAGTGTGACGTGTTAGCGCGACCAACGCATAATTGAAACGGTTAAAGAGTTCCGTTTGCTCGTACGGATCGAATCGTACGACACGAACACGCTTCGCTTCTTTACCTTGGAATTCGTGAACAGTTGAGACCTTCACTCCTTTCTTGACCAATTTCTCCTTGTCCGATTGAGTGAAAGTGAGATATTGCCAATTCGGGTCTATCGGGACAAGATCGGATGTTATCTTCTTATAAACACATGTATTTCCTTTATTAATTGTGCTCTTCATACCATAATTGTTACCATAAAGGGAATTGACTTCACGATAATACTTGTCAAGTCTAGCAGCGACGTCAGCGGGACATCGATAGGAAATATACAAGGTTTCACCGACAGGAACATACTCTTGTAATTTGCAATGTTTAGCGTTGAACGCAGGTGTGCGATTGACAAATGGGATCTGCAACACATCACCCAGCATACGGACTTGCTTTGCACCAGAAAGCATAACTGCGAAGAAAATTGCACCTGGATGTGACATCAATGCCTCGTCTATGAACAGGTCATCAGTCGGGACATTCTTTTCGGTGTTGATCAAGTAACTTGCTAGTGTACGAATATACTTCTTCTGATCGCGCGTCAAGGACTCAAGTTTGTATTTATTCAAGATACGTTTTTCGAAATCGTCACGACCTTCTTTCGTAGACAGGAGGATGGTGCTGGGACATTCCATATTTGGAGGAACGCTGTTGTTAACAACAAAAGTTGTTTTTCCCGTTCCTGGACCGGCTTGGACAATAGAGGTACCGGCTGGCATGGAAAATTTCGAAATATCCAGTTTTTCTAGAGACGATAGGATGTCTTCTTCTAAAGCCAAAACAGTATAATCAGAGACGATAAATTTATCGCCAGGCATGAGGGAATCAATTTCAGAAAATTTTTTGAATTTACCATTAGAGAAAAATTTGTTATAACTGGGCGACGGATTTAGTGGTTTAAAAATGAAGTCATACTGTCCATCACCACGGTAAACACATTGACCGAAATTACCAGTCTCATAGACAATCGCACTCTTTATCGGAATCTTTGAAATGCGATTTTCAATACGCGAATGGTTACTACGTTCACTCTCAAGAGTGTACTTAGTCATATCAAGAAATTCCCTCATAGCAGCATGGGTCGCGTTTTGAACAGGAATATCTACGACCGTCTCTACAGTTGGAACAACATTGATATCTTCACAAATTTCAGTTGATTCATCATGTGTACCAGCTGGATTAACATGTACTTTAATTACCGGTTCTTCATACTGAAGGAGTGAAATACCTGTCGGTTTAATCTCCCCCAGCTGCGTGATGGAATTATCTTCCGGGAGTTGCACCTTCTTCTTCTTCGACTTTTTGAGCAACTTTCGACGAATCGTCCCCAGAGTTTTTACGATACGATTCGGAGTGGAAACTGGAGGCAGTGGGATATTTACAGGTTCTTCAACAACTTCGACAATTAATGATTCTTCAGATTCTAAGGAAATATCAGTGATTAAAGAGTGATAATCGCTTGAACTATCACTTGCGTTCAACGAAATAGCATCTTCGACAGTGGGAGTCGAAGGAGTCGAGTCGACCTCATTTTCAGTATCGGGTGAGTGAATGGCAAGGAGTTCGAAAAGACGTTGACGATGGTCAACGTCGTGAGTGAAGTAATTATAGACGCGTGAAATTATTGTGTTGGCGCGACGCATCATACCAGCAGCGACAGGTCGCTGTGGCAATGAAAGTTTAGTTTTATAACCGAGCAGGACTTCTTCACTGACTCGATACTTTAGCGGATGCTGAGTGTCGATTGAGACATAACATTTCTTCATTTGACATAGAGATTGCATAGACAAACGGTCAAGTTCTGTTTGAATATAGCGTAACTTATTTGATAAATCACCATAATCGTCTGAATTGCCTGAATCATCGTCGATTTCAGAAATGTATGCCGAAAGCACATTTGCAGTAGGCGTATAATCACGACATATCACGTGGAACTCCGTCGATGCGGGACGACTCGTTTCAAGTTTGACGACATTCACACGAGCGAAACTGTTTGCGAGATAACACATAATTTTTGTGCTGATAGTAGATGTGAGGTCGAACATTTTGAAGTATGCACATCCCCCACGACGCAGCACACAGAAGGCAAGAAGCACTTCCCACTTAACTAAAGAACTCATCAGATCATAGTCAGGAGCAGAATAGTCGCGACTGTCCGCGACATCGCCTCCGAAAAAGTCGACGCCTTGTGGGAATTCCTTCCTTACCTCACCAGTGAAGGATGTAATGTTACCAAGTTGAGTGATGTCACCATCACCTGAACATCCGAACAGCTGTGTGAATGCGTTGTAGTTTATACGTGAGTCAAAATCGATCTTCCCGGTATGTGTGATTCCAAAGGTGCGAACTTGAAGTCTTTCGACTAAGAATTGGACTTCACCACCCGGACCACCGATAGAGACGGCACTGTTGATGTTACGATCGAAAAACCGCTCAAACATTTCGGCTGTTTTGAGTCCAGAACGGCAGACATAACCGCCGTCACCCAGTTCAGCTAACGGGTAGTAGTTATGACGAGCGATCCCTAGATACCTTTTGTGTTTTGTGCTCGAAATACGACGGTCACCGGTGAAGAAGTCTTCTAGTTGTTTGCGGAAAAACTCGCCATCATAATCGACCTCTTCGTTAGAAACGACATTGAGATCGTAGTTGGGAATTGAACTGAAGACGTGGTCATGAACGAGTGCGACACAATGATCATTACGAATTGAAAAATGGACAGGAAGTTCATCACCGAAACGCAGACATAATCCATCATAATGGACACAGACGGATCTTTGGAATTCTAGTGAAATAAGGATGAAGGTAGAAAGAGTACCGTAACCAGCGGGTGACCCATCGATGGTTTCCAATTGCTTGCGCAGTTCAGAACTACCTCTAATAGAATTGAGAAATGAAGATTTGCGTAAATGCTTGCGCAGCGAAAAGACAGTGCCTTCGAACAATCCATGATCAATCACTGATTGAAACACACAGTGACCCGACGATGAATTCGGTATCTCTTTCAGATCTGAGACACACACCTCAGTTCGGTAACTTTTTTCATCGAATACTTCTTCAGTATCTGTTTCAACATCAAGCGAAGCATGAACGATGTCACGGATTGCATTTTCGTCCACAAGGTCTTGCAGGGGGTTGACGGAAACATAACCGCGATCGAAAAGTTCATTCGTGGCCTGAAGACACTCAAGTTCTTCTTCAAATGTGACGAATTGGCACATGTTCTTTTGGACGAGAATATCGTATTCACGTTTGACGGAAATACTTTTATAGAGCTTTTTGAAAAAATTTGAAAATGCGCATTCCTCCTCTTGAATTGAGGGGAAAGACTGAACGACATCGCCGGATTGTTTGAAAGATGAATAGAAGCTGCGGACTTTATTAGAAAAGAAACGTTTGATGATGCACTTGTTTGCATCAGATCGCAGGGAGTCTTCTTGCTTTATAAGGAAACCGACTGTTTTTCCTGTTTCATAATTGGAAATATAGGTGGACATGAAAACTGCATGAGCAAGATGTTTGAGGTCTTCCGGATCGATGGGGTCAATCAATCCGACGCCTTGTCCGTTGATTATTTCGCGGGTGTTAAACGATGCACCGGCGATTAAAATATTCTTAACGGTAAATTTAGTGTCGGATAATGTGTCAGCATATGAAAGCATTTTGAATAGAAGTTTCTTTGGAACAACGAGACGGATAGGGTGAAGATGACTGGGGATAATTTGTCCCAAGTTTTGTGTTTCCCAACGCCAATAGTAAACGATAACTTTGTTTTCGCGTGATGGATCTGTAAGCACGCGGAAAGGGCGACTGGCCGGGACACATCCGCTCGTGCTCTTAACAATTGTGAAAAAGACAACGTCATCATCAGTGTGACTGATGGCGACGTTATAGTAATGAACTCGACCTTCGACGAGTATGGATGATATGCGGAAGCTTTTAATTAGGGTGACATAATTTAGAAAATCGTGTTCATATCCACTTTGGTTATCATTAGAGAACCAAAAACGAATGCGGACGCGACCATCGCGTACGTATTTTTTAAAATTTAATGAATGTTTTAATGAACCGTGGTTGTCTGTGAGAACGCATGGATTAAAAATGAGACAACCACGAGCAGTAGTGGCATGAGCTCGAGCCATTGATGTTGCGATATCGGTGGTAGTCATATCGTAGCTCGAATGAATGAAAATCAAAGCTTGTGCCTTGACAGCACAATTTTGACCTTTTCGATTGCAAATTACTCGAGAGTTGCCCTCGAGATATTGTTGCAGTAATTTCGAATTAGCTTTAGTAGCAGTCACTTGTTTCAAGGACTCAAGATATCGACCATGACGATAATCGTCGTCATGACTTAGATTTGGGAAACAAGTATGAACATGTTCTTCCCGATCGTTAAGGTGTACAATGGGGTTGCCACCGATGTCTTTGTAGACCACATCATAACCATTAACTGGACGTGAATGCATATTGATATGCAGACTATACAAGATCATTTTGCGTGACAAACGTCGATGAGCGCGATGGAATGCGTGTTCACCACTATCTGTTGCACGAGAAAAATCAAGATTGAACATATGGAATGTTTTCTTGAGTTGCATTTCTCCTTCTCTTCCCACGTTTTCATGGACGTAGATGAGTCGTTGCGAATCTTTAGCGGATAAACGCGCACGCGCGCGGTCGATTGTAGCATCTGAC